CCGTGACCTCGTGAATGCCGTGGAGATTAGGATTAAATATGATACGCCTGATTTCCACGGATACACCCAACGCAGGATAGCCGAGCTAATAGACTTTTACGGTACTCCGCAGGTCGTTATACCAGAACATGGTGAATACCTTTGGAATTGGTTCTGGGATATCGTTTCGCCCGCGTCATATATAAGGGACGGCGAGGCTTTAACATTAACTCATAATGAGTTAAGATGCTGGCAGCAAAACATGGGATTAAAAGTCCGCCCGTTTGAGTTTGATTGTCTAATGCAAATGTCTAGGGCGTGGTCAAGGGCTATGTCTGTTGAACTAACTAAAATACGCGAACAGCAAGCAAAAGGGTCAAAATAAATGGCAGAGCTGGCGACCCTTGAATTCCGAGTAGATACCCAAGGGCTTCTAGCCGCGCAGCGTCGGCTCGATGAATTACGAAGATCAGCAGGTCAGGCTGGTGATTCATCGGATAGGCTTGGCCGGGATTTAGGAGATCTTGGTCAAGTATCTGGTTCACTGACAAAATCAATTTCGTCTTTAGTTTTGGGTGTCGCTGCTCTTGGTGGTGGGCTTTATGCTGGCATATCCGGGGCGCGCCAGCTTTCTACTGCTACCGCTGAACTGTCTACACTTCTTGACGACGCGAATACCGGGCTTGACGAAATGACGTCATCGGCTCGCAGTCTTGCCATAGAATTTGGTACATCGTCTACACAGCAAGTCCAGGGCTTTTATCAGGCTGTGTCCGCCGGGGCCACATCGGCGGCGCAGGCTATAGACGTTTTGACATCAGCAAATAGACTTGCAGTTGGTGGTGTAACCGACGTGACGACTGGCGTCGACATTTTGACAACCGCGACAAACGTTTATAAGGATAGCGGTCTAAGTGCTGCCGACGCATCAGACGCGCTATTTGTAGCAATGCGCGCTGGAAAGACGACGATCACAGAATTATCATCATCTCTTGGTAAAGTTCTGCCTATTGCAAGCAATCTTGGCGTCACGTTCGACGAAACGGCGGCTGCTGTTGCTGCGCTGACCAAGGGCGGGATAACAACAGCCGAAAGCGTCACTGGCCTAAGAGCTGCATTAACCGCAGTTCTTGGGCCATCGCAACAAGCTCAGCAAATCGCTGAAAAATTAGGTATTGATTTCTCAACAGCAGGGCTTAAAGCCAAGGGCTTCGCTGGATTTATGGCCGATGTTGTAAAGCGCACTGGTGGCTCGTCAGAGGCGATGCAGACGCTATTTAGCAGCATGGAGGCTGTAACAGCGGCTTTAGCCCTGTCCGGTTCAGCTGGTGAAAGCATGGGCGAAATTCTTGATGACATGACCAAAAAGGCCGGTGCTACTAATGCAGCCGTTGATAAGGTAACGCAAGCGCTTAATAAGCGACTTGATAAAGTTCTTAACAAGCTTTCAGAAACCGCAACATCTGTCGGAGAGAAAATTCTTGATGTGTTAGTTCCTGCGGGAGAGAAATTAATAGATAATATTCAGATTATATCAGGAGCCGCGACGGTCCTAGCCGGGGTAATGGTTAGCAGACTTGCATCAAGTATCAGCACGGTAGCAATCGCATTCGCGGCTCAAGCTGTGGGATCAAGCTCAGCTTTGGCTGGTCTTAGATTAATGGCCGTTGTAGCCCCACTCACTGCGGCAAGGCTCGCAGCAGTTGCTGTATCAACAAGAGCCTTATCGGCTGCATTAGCTGTTTTTGGTGGTCCTGTTGGATTAGCAATAACCGCTTTGGCTGGGGGAATTTATTATTTATCAACACGTCAGACGGAAGCAGAAAAAGCAGCCGAAGCGCACACTAAAGCTATAGATCTTTTAAATGTAGCAATTGCAAAAGGAACTGGACTTTCTGAGGAAAGTGCAGAAAAAACGAATAAAGACGCAATTGCCTCGGTAGAGGCAGCACAAGCCAAGCTAGAGCAATTAAAGGCGCAACGGTTTTTAAATGCAGAAGCCGAAAAACTTGCCAATAAAATGTCGTCAGATAACGGAGGTGGATTAAATTTTACAATCGACATTACATCAGATGTTGATAAGCAGATTGCGCAGGTAGAGGATAACCTTGACGGGTTGCGCGATAAGATCCGTGAACTTAACAAAGTTTCGACCAAAGATCCGCTGGTGGTGGTAACTAAGAGCGAAACGGATAAGGTTGATGAATTATCTGATAAAATTAAAGACGTGATCGATGCGCTTAAATTTGAGCGTGATCAGCTTGGGCGGACGGACCGGGAACAAGCCGTATACACGGCTCTGAAACGTGCTGGTATTGACGCGGCTAATGATAATGCGTCTGCGGTGCGCAATGCAGCAACGTCACTGTTTGATTTAAAACTGGCCTTGGAAGCAGCCGAAAAGGCCCAGAAAGATTACAACGATGCTGTAAATACAGAGCAAAAAGGATGGGAAAGCATAGATCAACTTGTTGCAAGCCTGACAAGGCAGCGCAACGAGGTTAATATGCTCGCAAAGGATATTGAAAAGCTAAATACCGTTCGTGAGGCGCAGAAAATAGCCGACGAGGCAGGGATACCTCTTGCCGATAAAACAGTGCAAAAAATCGAAGACGAGATAGACGCCCGCTATCGCTTGCAGCAGCTCAAAGATATGAAGAATGACGACTTTGGCGTTGGTCAAGTCGGTGGGATGAATGAGTACGGGACTATTGGAGACACGGGGCCTTTTAACGACCTTGCACGATATGACCAGCAATTAACCGCATTGCAGGAAGCCGAAAACAACAAGCTGGATGTTGTTAGATCAGCCATGGACGAGCGCGTAATTACCGAGCAAGAAGGCCAAGACCGAATTACGCAAATCCAAGCCGCAGCCACCAAGCAGCGCGATGCACTTATGGCAGCGTCAAACAGTGCGATCCTGATTGGGTCGTCACAGATGTTTGGCGACCTTGCGACGATTGCCCAAGGGTTCGCGGGGCAGCAAAGCGGCATATACAAGGCTATGTTTGTTGTCTCCAAGGCTTTTGCGATTGCCGATGGCATCTTAAAGGTGCAGCAGGGTATTGCTAATGCTATGTCGCTTCCGTGGCCGATGAACCTTGCAGCGGCGGCAAGCACGGCGGCGGCTGGCGCATCTATCATATCAAATATTCAGGCCGTTCAGGCAACCGGTTTTAAGTCCGGTGGGTATACGGGAAATGTTGGAACGTCTGACGTTGCCGGGGTGGTTCATGGGCAGGAATTTGTCATGAATGCCCAAGCCACAAAGAAAAACCGTGGCGCTTTGGAGGCGATGAATTCTGGCAAATCATCTGCCATGAGTGGCATAAATATCACCATTCAAGATTACGCTGGCGCGCAATATGATGTGCAGCAAATAAGCGAGACGGATGTGGTGATCATCGCCAAGAGGGTATCGAAAGAAACCGTTCGGGAAGACGCGCCGCAGGTCATTGCCGCAGACTTGCAAAACCCGAATAGCCGCACATCGAAAGCATTGAACAATAATACAAACGCAACGAGAAAGCGGGCATAATGGCAAAGTTACGTTTCGCGCCAAGCCTTTCATCGTATACGACAAAACCGGGTAGCCCTGTTGTTGGGACAGAGCTTGACGGCGGCATGGGGGCTTACCGGCAGGATATTCTTAACCCAGCAGATAAGGTTAGCTGTCAGTGGGTGTTGCGGAGTAAAACAGAATACCAGCAATTCGTCATATTTTACAAAGGGCCGGCCAAAGAAGGCGCAGCGGTTTTCTTGATGGATCTGGTGATTGATGATCCCGACCCGGTAGAGCGGACGTGTCGTTTCTTGCCGGGGACTTTTAGCCTTGATAGCATTCAAGGTAATGTTCATATCGTTTCCGCGCAATTGGAAGTCGAGCCTATCTATTATGATCCCGCATATTGGGATACACTTCAAATGCTGGTCGAAAGCTATGGCGATCTTGAAACGGCATTGCCAGTTCTAAATCAGCTTGAAATATTGATAAACGTTGATTTCCCAGAATATCTGTGGTTCCCCGTAATTCCGCTTGATCCGCCATCAAACTTCGAGGTTGAATATTTAAATGAAGTATAATCTCACATGGACACCGAACGCGGATTGCACGAGCCAAGAGATTTATCGCTCTAATACGATATTTTCTCGTGATAATCCGCCAGAACCATTTGAGGTTCTGTCGAATACTGCCGATAGTTTTGAGGACGACACAATAGTTCCGTGGGAACAATATTATTATAGCATTGGGTTAATCAGGACCACGTATGACAGAACGGAAAAATCACTAAGTAACCTGATTTCGGTGGGTTACAATGATGAAGCTATCACCAGAATAACACCGCGCCCGGTGGTATATAATCGACCATACGCAGGGGTTAATTTTTTACCTGATGGAATGACGGTTGTTCGCGATAGTCCGGCGACGACAATCACACGTCGCGGACTTATCGAGACCGTTGGCAGCAACATATTGCGCCAGGAATATCATGATGGGGTTTTGCTGGGGTGGCGGAACGAAGACGAAGCGACAAATATAATTTTACAGTCCGACGATATATCAGTTTCATCCTCGTGGACACCGATCAGGGCAACATCGACAAGTGTAAGTGTAAGTGCGACAAATACTTTTAACCCTTTCGTCTCTCAGGTCGTTTCCGGTTTGGTCATTGCACAAAATTACACAATGTCGGTTAACATGCCCCCGTCGAATGAATGGGCATCGATATTTATCGGGGGCGGGGGAACAGAGTCTAGACAATGGGTAAACACACTGACAGGTGAAACCGGTAGTGCCGACGGAACTTTACCTACAACAGCAACCGTTAGGAATTATATATCATGGAATAAATTTACCACCACATTTACCGCACCGGCAACAAGCGTTGAAATCAGAGTGGAAATCTGCAACGCCGACGGCTCTGTGAGTGCGAGTGCAATCGGTGACACTATCATAGTATCTGGATTTCAGATTGAAGAAGGAAGTTTTGCGACAAGTAATATCTCAACAGGATCAACGACAGCAGCCCGCGACACCGACGAGGTAAAAACTCCACTGGCAACCGTCCCCGGCTTTCCGACGGATGGCAGTGGATTTTCGGTGTACTGGTTCGGGCGGACCGCGCCGGGGATTGGGTCGGCGTCACAGTATTTCGGGTCGTTAGATGACGACACGACGGACAATGCGGTATGGTGGTTTCGCACGGTTTCTAACGATTTGCAGCTTTATGTCATTTCTGGTGGGGTTACCGAGGTCTTTATTGTCGGTCCGCAGATAGCTGGCGAACAGCATGTTCACATGGCCGCAACAATTCAAAACAATAACACGTATTGGGTATTGTCGGTCAAAGACGTGGACCTTGGAAATGGCGTCGGAAAATCTATTCTCGCAGGCACGGACACGGACTGCGCTGTACCATCCGGGCTGACGACATGGGTTGATCAAAACCGCAGTGACTTGGCACGGCCCGGCAACGGAATTACCGAGGCATCAGGTTTATACAGCGAGCCTCTGCCCGTAGATGACCTTATGCTTTTGTGTGATTTCCCGTGAGGACATTATGAGCGAGTACAGCGAGTTTTTCCTAGGATCGAGATCAAGCGTTATCCAGCTTGACCTTTTGGAAATCAGCCATAGCCATTTTACGCAAACCTACTATGTGGTGCGCAACGCAACGCAAGGCGTGACTGTGACGCATGAAGATGACACGGTTCATTTTTACGAATATTACCCGATGCGCGTAACGGGTGCGGGCGACCGCGAAGATTTGGACTTTGGGATTGACGTAACATTTGGTGACTTGGGGCAGGTCATTCCGAATGAACTAGATGCGGTTCGTGCGGCGAATGGTTTTACCGAAAAGCCAATTGTTAAATATAGGACATACAGATCTGATTTATTGACAAGTCCGCTTTATGGTCCGGTTAAATTGGAAATCAAAGAATTTGCGTTTAATCGTGAAGGAGCAAAATTCACCGCAAAAGCGCCAAGTCTTAATATAAATCAGACTGGTGAAATTTATACGTTAAACCGTTTTCCGATGCTGAGAGGGTTTTTGTGATGGTCAGTATAGACCCTCTTCTTGACCGCATGTTTGATCGCAATCACTACCAGTGTGCGCATTTTACAAATGAGGCATGGAGCCATCTGGTTGGCCATGATTTAAGCCATGCGCTTGACGGGTTGCTATTACCGGTTAAGGATAAGATCGTTGATCCAACTAAAATAAGATCGTTCCTGAAAACCATACCTAAGCCAATATCGCCATGCATTGTTTTTATGTTCCGTCGTGGCATAACCCCGCATTTGGGAGTTTTCTGGAAAGGCCGCATTTTGCACCTGACAGAGGATGGTGTAAGATATGAGACGGCTGATATTGCAACAATGTTTTTTACTAAAGTCAGGTATTACGTATGTCGGTAAAGGTTATTTTCGGCGAGAATACTTTAGACCCAAAAACATGGGAAGCGTTCGATACTGATGACGCGCTTAAATTGATCAAGTCTAGGTTTGGGGATAAATTCCCGGACACGGCGCGAATTTACCTAAATGAAATGACGAAAGACAATGATGTAACGCCATCTGACGAGGCATCAATTGAACGATTAAATACATTTGAAGGCACGCTATACGTTGTAACCTATGCGCACGGAATTAGCGCAATTGCTGCAATTGTTATAACACTTGTCGTTGCCGCTGCGGCCATTGTTATAGCTACTGTTTTAAAGCCAAAAATACCAACCGTTCCGACCGTATCGCAGCGCAACAAGCGAAATGAAAGCGCAAATAATGAACTTTCGGATCGTGAAAACAGGCCGCGCCTGCAAAGCCGTATTCCTGATATATTTGGGACTGTTCAGTCGACACCTGATTTGCTTTCTGTCCCGTTAAGCGTCTTTGAAAATAACCAAGAAATTGAATATGCATATATGTGCATTGGGCGCGGTGACTATGAAATAAACCCAGATAAAATATATGATGATAAAACTGCAATCACACAAATTGCCGGAACATCTGTCGAGATCTACGGGCCTTACACGTCGCCTAATTCTGGTGATATCCCTAGTCTGACGGTTGGATCTCCTATCGGGCGCGACGTTAAAAGCGTTATCAAATCAAATTCCGTGAATGGTCAAACTTTGCGTCCGCCAAACAGCGCAAACGTAACCGGCGCTAGCGATATTTTATTTATTTACCCGGACGTCATATATACGGATAGCGATTATGATTTTGACGACCGTTTCGCAAGTGGAGATGTGATCACGGTTACCAATGCGATTGATACCGTAACCGTTGACACGACGCCAACCGAAATTGATCTGGCTGGCACATATACAATTCTATCAGTTTCGGCCAATGAAATTGTGCTGTCAAACCCGGTATTGGTTAATGCAGATTGGGATGTTCTTGGCGATAGCGATGAACAGGAAACGGTAGGATTAAGCAGCGCGATAGTTTCCACATCGGATAAATGGGTTGGTCCTTTTATTGTTGATGTGGAGAGCGCTGAGCAGATTGTTAATAATTTTGTTGCTCAGAATGGCCTGTATAAGGATGACGGAACGACGCAAACCAAAGTTGACGTTACCCTTGAAATGGAGGCAACCCCGGTTAATACCAGCGGGACGCCAACGGGATCGCCTGAAACATTTCAAATTACCATGCTTGGATCGTCTACAAGTACGTCTGAACGTGCGTCAACGATGACGGCAACGCTTGCCAATGGTGGACGTCAAAGCATCAGGGCGCGGCGCGTTTCAGCAACAGACACATCGTTTAATGGTAATGTGATTGACGATGTTAAATGGCGAGATTTGTATGCGCTGTCTGATCCCGGCGCAACTGATTTTGGCAATGTGACAACGGTATGGTCAAAGACGATTGCAACGGCTGGGGCGCTGTCTATCAAGTCACGAAAATTGAACATGAACGCAACGCGGAAAATCCCGACGCGCATATCTGGAACTGACTTTACCGCACCGATGGCGACAGACCGCATTGACGATATTATCGTTGCCGTATCGACAGACCAGCGTATTGGCAATCGTAGCCTTGATGAATTGGATCTAGACAACATTTATGACACTATTGCCGAGGTGGAGGAATATTTCGGCACAGATTTGGCGGTATCATTCGGGTATACTTTTGATGAGCAAAACTTGTCATTTGAAGAAACGATATCATCCATCGCAAGCGCGGCATTTTGCACGGCATACCGCCAAGGTAGTCTGATTAAGCTGTCTTTTGAAAAAGAAACAGCAGACAGTATTTTGCTGTTTAATCATCGGAATAAGCTGCCAAACAGCGAAACCAGAACGGTTTCATTTGGTAACAATAATGATAATGACGGCGTAGAGCTTGAATGGGTTGATCCTGTTGATGGGGCCATTGAAACGTATTATGTGCCGCTAGATCAATCTGCAATTAACCCAAAAAAGATTGAGACAATCGGTATTAAGTCAAAGTTACACGCTCATTTGCACGCTTGGAGGGCATACAACAAAATAATAAAACAAAATACCTATGTTGAATTTGACGCCACGCAAGAGGCTGATATCCTCGTTTTACAGCAAAGAATACTGGTCGCTGATAACACCAGAACAGGAACGCAAGATGGTGATGTTAGATCATACGAGAACCTGAGAATTACAACATCTCAGCCATTGGAAGTTGATACAGCCAAAGATTATGTTATGTTTTTACAGCATATTGATGGTACTGTTGAGCCGATAGATGTGGTATCATTCCCAAGTGCTTATGAAGCTGTATTATCACAGGCACCGAAACAGGCGCTTTCGACAGATTTAGATAATTATCGTCGTGCGACATTCCTGCTTGTTGAAAATACAGAGACGTCAAAAAATGCGTTTTTGGTTCAGGAAAAAGACGCGCAGAGAAACATGACATCGACAATCCGTGCCACGAATTACGACGATGCTTTTTATGCCAATGACCGCGATTATATCGATGATGTTGTTGGATTGGATGGAGAATATCTATAATGGCGTTACCATCACAACAAGACTTAATAAATGCCGCCGCCAATGCAGAGACACTTGAAAAAGTGGTTAGCGATCCTGCGGACCAGCCTAACCCCGGCCATCCAGACGGCACGGTTACCACGCGACTGGACAAGACATATTACAATGTCCAAGCCGCGCTAAAGGCCATTACTGACTTTTCGGCGGCGCTTAAGTGGGAATTTGACGACGCAACCGCAATGTCTGACCCGTCTGCCGGTAATGTGCGGCTTAACAATGCGACAATTTCCAGTGTCACATCTATTGCGATTTCGGAGACGGATGCCGAAGGCGAAGATGTTGGGGATTATGTTAATTCGTGGGCCGATAGCACCGATGCAAACAAAGGCACTCTCGTTCTTCGTTCATATTCCGGGGCTTTTGCGGTATTCAAAATAACAGCCATTACCGATGACACGGGATGGGTTCAGGTTGATGTAACTTATCTGTCTGGATCTGGATCATTCACCATTGGTGAGGCTGTTTTCGCGGGGTTTTCTCGCACTGGTGATGCTGGTGGCGTAACAGTTAGTGGAACAAACACGTTAACCGGATCAAATACCTTTAATGGTGCATTTGCACTTAACGGGGGGCAGTCAGAAACACTGGCGGCGACGACAAATAATTTATCTCTTGATGCAACATCCAATCGCCTTGACGTGGATCTGACAGGAGATCAGACGCTTAACGGTTTAACGGGCGGCGTTGATGGTCGTATCGTTATTTTACGCAATATTGATGCGTCTGAAACCTTGACGCTTGCCGATGATGCATCTGGGTCAACTGCTGCAAACCGGTTTTCACTACCAGCAAGCCAGTCGTTTGCCGTGTTGCCGGGTCAGTCTGTAGCTTTGAAATATCAATCTAGCCGGTGGGGCTTGATTGCGCAGACCTTTGCAACTGGGGTGTCCTCAGGAAATCTCGTTGCTGCCAACCAGTCAGAAACGACTACAACAAGCGCGACTACAACAGTTCTAGGCTCAACGCTCAAACACGGAATCACCGGAACCACGACGATCACCGCATTTAATGGTGTTGCAGGCGTGACATATCATTGTCGGGCCGATGGTTCTTTTCTTCTGACGCATGATGCAACTGATCTTGATATTTTGCAGACTGGCACAAACATCACGACCGCAGCGGATGACACATTTGATGTGTATATGCGTACATCTACGACTTGTGAAATCAGGAATTATCAGCTATCGAGTGGACAACCGCTTGCGCCACAGTCTGATCGCTTTTTGGTGCAAGAGCAATTGGCAGACGGAGTAAATGCTGGAGGGTCAACTAATGGCAGTTGGACGGACCGAGGGATAGCTCTAACCGAGGTATTCGATGTGGGTGGTAATGTGACAGTGTCATCTTCGACTTTTACGCTTGAGGCTGGAACATACGAAATTTCGTGCAGATTCTGTACTGGCAACAGCCTTGTAGGAGTCAGAGGTCGGTTTTACGACGTGACAAACTCGACAGATCTTTCTGGTAGCCTCTCTGAAAGCGCAATGCATGGAAACCCCGCGACATACAACACCAATTGGTTTGAAGAATCTCATTTTATAGCTACCTTTGCCTCAGCAACAGAATTAAAGTTGCAGTATTTTGTCACAACGTCGGTAGCAAGTGGCGGGCTTGGTTTTAATGACGGATTATCCGCAGGCTATGAAATTTATTCGTCTGTTTATGGGAGAAAAATATCATGACAGATGTAGCGCGAATCGAAGACGGTATAGTCACTAACGTATGGAGAAACAGAGAAAAAACTAGTGTTCAGTTAGATTATCCTGAATTCGAACTAGAAGAATTTCCAAACTACACGGCGTTTACCGGGATGCTTTGGGATGGTGAAATCTTGGAAAGCCCTCCAGTAGTTGTAACAGATAGCGACATTACGAATGCAGTCACACAAAAGATTGCGTTGGTTTCGATAGCACGGGGGTATGACAGTCCTGAATCACTACAATCATATGTAAACAGTACAAATCCGCTTTGGCGGGCAGAATCAAATGCATTCATCGCGTGGCGCGATACTGTATGGACCTATGTGTATGCTCAAATCGCGCTTTGGGAAAATGAAGAACGCACGATTTCCACCGCCGACGAATTGGTGGGAGAGCTTGATGATATCGCGTGGCCTACATCTTCTGATTATGCCCCTGCTCTTGTAAAGCAAGCAGTCCTATCTAGAATTGTTGTTGATGGCGGCGCTGTGGAAAACATCCTTCCGGGATCTGGAATTGTAGCTGTTTGGCGGCAGTCAACGGGAATTTATTGGGTTTTCTTTGCGAATGAGGAACCTGACACAGATTATATCGTGAACAGCTATGACGGGGGGACAGTGCGGGTATATGCACCATCAGAAGAAAAGGCTACCACCTATTGCATTATTAGAGTAGAGGACGCGTTAGGCTCCTTAACTGATCCTGATCAGATCAATATTGAGATCAAAAGGACTGCTTGAAAATGGAGAGTGCTATGAAAATCGTTAATATCGGTAAAGTTGATGGCGTTGACACGCTTATGGTTCGCACCACCCCTGCGGGAAATCAGGGATTGTTTGTAAAAATTCTCGTCCCGGAAGGTGACCCATATTGGCTATGGCCTACCATTCCATCCGGTCAAGTTATTGCAGCAGACTTCACTGGCGCACCGTTGGCTAGCATGGATGTTGCGGTAAACAACGCCAACATTGCAGCCATTACGGAAGATCCGGCAGACGTCCTGACTTATGCGCCGTGATTATATCCGCCATATTATATCGCATACCTAGGGGCGGCGGATTGGGACATGGCCGCTCATTCTTGGGTGCATTGATATGGGCCACGGCAACCGGTGTCTTAGCCTCTTTATGGCTGGGCCACTGGTTGCCACTGGCTGGAATACCTCTATTGATGATGGGTGAGGCCCCCGGATGGTCTAAATGGTGGCCTAATCAATCCGGTGGTGGTAGCATTTATAAGTTGTCATTGCGTGGGTGCTTGCTCTTAAATCCTCTCATGGGGGTGATTTACTTCTGGTGCTACCGCAATATGGCAAGGCTACCAAATTTTGGTAAGCTGGCAAGCGGGTGGACGGAATGGGCCGAATTGGGTAGCGGCTTTGTTACGGCTTTGGTTTTTAATCTGGTCTGTTATTTGGCCGTTGCGACTTGGGGGTGACATTGCCTTGGAAAGATCCTAATAACTGGATGACACCGGAGATCATGGCCCCATTTCTATCATTTGCTTTGTCATTTTTGCGCACGATTTACCATGATAACGAACCGTCATGGTTGCGAAGATTGCTAGAAAGTGTGATTTGCGGCATGTTAACACTATCCGCTGGATTTGGAATATCAGCTATGGGGCTTAGCAGTGATTGGAAGTTTGCCGTTGCCGGTGCGGTTGGCTTTGCTGGCACAGAATATATTAGGACTGTAGCGCAAAAATTCATCAACCGGAAGATCGAAAAATGAACAAAGTTTGCATTTCGTCCACTTTAGCAGCTATAGTGTTTGGCGTACTTCTGATATTTGCGCTTGTGACGGATGGCGTTAGGACGCAAAACATGCTTATAGGTGTTACAGCGCAATGCAGAGACGGTATGTTTACAGCTACACCACGCGGATCTGGCATTTGTTCGGGTCATGGTGGCGTTAAAAAATACATTGAAAAAGGAATAAAACAATGAACATCAAGGCAGCAATTACGGCATTTGTTCTTTCAGTTTCCGTTATCGGTTCGGCCTATGCTGGACCATGCTACAAAACGCAAGACGTAAAAGACACACTAAAGCGATTGCACGGTGAAAATCCGTCAATTACTGGTGTTTCTATGGGCAGTTTAATCGTGATATACGTTTCTAACAAGGGAACATTTACAATTGTTCGTCAATTCGGAAATGGCACATCATGCCTTTTGCATGAAGGCAAGGCTTTGGAAGTTGAAATTCAGAAAGGCGATGGTGTATGACCAGAGGCATTCGAAATAATAACCCCGGCAATATCGAAGAAAATGGAACGAAATGGCAAGGTCTGTCTAATCCAAATTCAGATGGCCGGTTTTGTATTTTCGATGACCCAAAATGGGGAATACGCGCCATTGCCCGCGTCATTATCACGTATCAGGATAAATATGCCATTAACACCATTGAAGGCATAATCAACCGGTGGGCTCCTCCTAGTGAAAACAATACATCGGCATATATCATTCACGTCGCGAACGAGTGCGATGTAAAGCCAAATGACATTGTTGATGTGCATGATTATGATATTGCCAAGCCGCTTGTCGAAACAATCATCAAGCATGAAAATGGATCACAGCCATATAGCTTATCCAAGATCAACGAGGGTTTGCGCCTAGCAGGAATTGAGCCGGATACAGCGTCCCAGTCAGATGCGCTTGATCAAGACAAACCACTAGCCAAATCACGCACCATTAAAGGCCAGCAGGTCGTTGGCGCTGGAACGGCGGGCGCGGCACTGATCGAGGTCGGCAAGCAGGTTACGGACGCGGCACAAAGCGTACAATCTCTCGTGCCATACCTTGATGTTGCGAAATGGGTTTTCCTCGGTTTAATCCTCGTTGGCGTTGGCATTACCGTTTATGCCCGCCTTGACGACCGCAAAAAAGGCCGCAATTAATGCCAGCCATTTTATCACTAATTTTCAGCCGCGTGGGCGCGTATTTCGGTATCGCCCTTAGTGTGGTTGCAGTTCTTTTCGGAGTGTATCGCACGGGAAAGAAATCGGCTCGTGTAGATGGGATGGAAAACCAGATTGAAAATGTAAAGGTGCGCAATGAAGTACAAGACGATATTATGCGTTCTGACCCTGACAGCAACCGTGAGCGGCTGCGTGAATGGCAGCGTGATTAGTTCTGGATGTGAATGGGCGCTGCCAATTTACCCAAGTAAAGATGACGTTCTGACAGATGGCACGGTAAATCAGATATTGGCTCGTAATGAGGCTTGGCAACGCATCTGCAATTAGGTATAATGATGGCAATATCTGAAAGCAGCACAACTGTGTAGTAGGATGTTTCCGGCTGTCGATTTATACATCACCAGCCATGAGTTAAGGCGCTATCATTAATTTGGTAGCGCCTTTTTGTATGGTAAATTCCACATGATGTATCGCATCTGTAAATATGGTACGATAACCCGGTTTCACGCTCGAACTTGTCCCGATAATGATCAAGGCAAAGTTCCGCGTGGTGAACCGGGTTATCGCATTTGATGCACTTAATCACTGCCAATACACAGCAACGCAATCATTCCGAAAAACAGCAATCCGAAAGCCAAAGTTTGCTTAATCCATTCTCGAATGGTCATTTATTCTTCTCCGCTTGCGATTACGCATTTGAAAATGTAGATCGTTCCGCCAATCAGCCACGCGCTTTCTGGTCAGGTCGTAGATTTGTTCATCTGTCAACCAGTCTGCGCCTCTTTCACTAAATATTTTTTCCACCAGCTTATTGATCTCGTACCGGCCAATGTTTCGAAGCCATTGTATCTTGCGTTCACGGGTAGTCATGATCGACCTCCGCTTTGGAGATGCACTTTGGCGATGGCCAGTTTGTGTATTCGGCATACATGGCTATGACCCGTGCGTGCTTCCTGCTCCCAATTGTCGAGGTCGCAGTTGCACCGAACGCCTGACCCCTTGATTTCTTTTGCGTGTTCTCTGGCTGTTTTCTTGTTACTCATACTTTCATCATCCATTGCTTTAATCCTTGGTTAGTGGCGGAGCCGAAGCCCCGCCGTTGATATGATCTAGCTACGCATATCAGTCATAGGCTTTTCCGTTTTTTTCCTCCCAGACCACGACAAGACCTTTGATATCAATGAACATGTCGGCAATTTTCTTGCTGACCTTGTGGCAATATCCTTCAGCATTATGATAAACAGCGCAGCTAGACTTTCCCTTCCACACTGTAATGTCTTTTTTGTCAGATAATGACAGCCAAGTATTCACTTCTGCATTCGCTTGTTCTATCGACATGCACCTGTTATTCGATGAATGATTAATTTTAGCCATTTCTTTAATCCTTGTATACGAGGTGTGCATTATGCAAAGCGTTGAACCGAAGCACCGTCCCGTGATCTGTTAGGTGATAACGACCCTTGAAATGATGGTACGGGGCGTTACTATCATCGGGCTGGATCAGGAGGCCAAGGGAAACCAATTTTTCTAAAACTTTGCGGCCACCGGCAATTTCAACGCTGGTATACATCTTGTTATCAAACTTGCTATATTTTGCGCCGGTTAAGATCGACAGCATCGACTGCGTTACATTTTCCATTGCCTTAATCCTTGGTTCGTTGTTTCGATAAAGTGATCATACACCATCAAAACTACATTGCAAGAAGTTTCTTCACTTTATTTTCACCACGCCATCACGTACCAAAATCAGCAGCGTTTCACAATGCGCCCGCAATATATCCCCGTCGCTGCATTCTCCCTTTGCGCGCCCATCCATTACGTCATGGCATGATGAGCAAGCATACAGGCTTAGCAGGTCGCTAGGCTTACACCCTGTCCCCGCCCATGCCGCACTACGTATGTGAGCAAGGACAGTTGTTTCCGGGTTGCCGTTGCAGCAATTAAGCCGCAACGTGCATTGTTGACCGCGTGCTGATTTTCGGATGGCGGTTGAAGGTTTTGGGCGGTTATGTGGTTGCGATTTTGGGATCATTTAACCCCCATAGCTTGGTTATATTCATCCGGGTATGGCAATGCAATTTCGCCATCCCGTGCGTATCCTTCAATCTCGTGAAGGTATTCGGTGAATTGCCTACGGTTCATCCAGCTTGTCGAAATGTAATTGACTAGCAACCGCTTGATCATGCTGGCGTCTTCCTTTGCGCCACCAGCCCACATTGCACGCATTTTGTTATGCACATCTATCGCATAATCATCAAGGTCATCACGCAGCACGATAGGCATTAGATACTGTGCCTTGAATTGCAGGTGCAGTTCGTCTTTTGTTAGCCCAACGATGTTACCAATAACGGTTAGCCATTTCCACAGAAGCGAGTTTTGCGCCGCTGATCGTGTGCGCTTGAACTCATTTATCTTCACTACGTGCGGTTTTGAGAGATCAATTTCCGTCAATTGCTTGATGGCGTAATCGATGTTGCGCTGTTCGCGGATGATTATTTCAGGCATTACGGCAGGTCCGGGAAAAAGAAAAACCATTCCGCATTGTCAAAGTTGTTAAACCCTGACCAATCATAAAGCTTTATCTTTTCTTTTCGGTATACGTCACCCTCAATTTGCTTATATTCATTTCCAAAAATTGGCTCATATGATCCAACCTCTATATCGCCATGCGATGTTAAAATGGCAAACTGTCGCCCGTCACATGCCTCTGCTGGTAGATCTCCAATCGGTTTCCATTCCATTCTATCACCTATGGTTTTTGCGCAAGCTCGTTGCGACGATTTGACACCGCGACTTTGATCAATCACGGCATATATCCTAAAAAGTGAATACGGCTCTGAACACACGTCCGCAGCATTTGCCTGATTTGATCATCCATTGTCTTTATTTCATCTGCGTTCATGGCCGCAATATGACGCACCTGTTCGATAGTATCACTCTTTTCTACGGCGGCACGGAATGCGGCTACAAATTCATCCTGACCAGTCACGTAAAGTGAATAGCTCATGATATATCGGCAATCCTCTTTTCGAGTGACTTTTTCAATTCAAGCCCGTCGCTTTTATGACAGGCCCAAAATTCGCTTAAACCCTGCTTGTTTTGGTGCATAAAATTGGTGATTTCTGTCGGGCTTTCTGCCTCGCTTGCAAAGCTGATTACACGGTCTACAAAGTCACCGATTGGCACGGCCTCAATTGGGTTACCTGCCTTAAACTGCATTGAGATTGCATTTTTTCCGTTCGTCAAAGCAAGTCGGCGTTCTACTTCTGCGCGTTCAACGGCTTCGGACGCGGAAATTGTGTTATCCATTTCTTCGGCAACGTACAGACCGCCAAATTCCTCTGGCCAACCCTTGCGTAATGCTTGGGCTTCTGCGCATTTAGCAATCATCACGCGGCCCATTTTCAGCCAGTTACCTTTTTGCAGTTCAAATTTACCAGATGGAGCTTTCTTGCCCTGTTCCTGATCATATTCCCAAACTTCTGTTATTGGTGCAAATTCATCCCAATACGCCACACCGCGAACATGGTTCCAATCGCCCTTGTTATCTTGCTTAAAGCACGTGACAACAGCCTTTTCGATACCAAGAGGATTTACTTTTGGATCTTTCAACTCTGGCGAATATGAGATTTCAGGCTCATTTTCATCTGGTCGATAATCACCGCAACGAGCGGCCTTTGCCCGATATCCATCAATACCAGTCACCACGACCAATTGCCGCTTATCTTGGTTATTCTTGCTGGTAACCATTGCGTAAATCTGGCGACGAATAGGGTCAAGGCCGTGCCGTTTAGCCATTTCGATAAACAGATCAAATTCGCTTTCATTGCAATCTTTTGCAAGCGTTGACTTGATCAGCTTTAGCTGGCTAGCGTTCATATCGCTAGGTGCTACCGCATGGTTCATTTTAACAACGTTGTTCATTACTTTCTCCGAATAATAATGTTAATTCCGCCGTTCGTTTTTTGGACGCCCGGTATTGCTTCGCCGTCATTTACTGATTTTGTCAGGGCCGCCTTATCCAGCTTGGGGTCTTGCGCCTTCCAGAATTTAGCTGGTATTAATGCCTCATCAAAAATATCAGCTTTTGGCTTTGTTTCGCTAATTGAAAGGGTGCAAAAATCGCCTTTTATTTTGGGTATTTCTGCCCGTGACATTGTGACAAGAATGATCTGTCGTAAAGTATCAATAGAATGATCAACGCGACTTTTGCGTTCCTGAATATCCTTGATACGCTCTCCAATTGCTTTACTCATCGTTTGGCGTTCTTCGATTTCATCCGCAATCATAAGCAGTGCGTCAGTCAGTTCAGTTTCGCCATCAAGGGTGTCGAAAAGTTCTTCTGGGTCTGCGTCAATACCCTCTAGCTGTTGCCGCAGTTCATGCCATTTAGAAAGTTCAGCGCGGGCTTTGCTGATTTTCTTATCTATACCGTCAGTCATTGCGCCCTCATTTATCAAGGTCACCGGCCCGATGGCCATGTTTTAGCGCCAGACACGCCAGCGATACTAGGCCCCGCATTGTCTTAGGCACTCCTTTTGTCGCGTAGCTATTGATTGTCTGGGCGTCTTTGCCGAGCATTCGCCCTAGGGTGGCTTGCGACCAACCCATTTCCTTCAAAAAGTCACTGACCTGTTGCGGCGTCATATCGTCTCCCTTCTTTCATGCCATAGTATGATTAAGTTTCGGCTATTGCAAGGTGTTATTTCATATCGCGCAACATCTTGTTTGCGTAGGTTGCGGCATTTTCTGCATTATCATGCGTATCAAATGGTACATCAAATACGCTTTCTGGTCTTTTTAGCAAATGATCAAACCTAAGATTTCCGGATGAAAAATACACATGATAACTATCACCCTCAAATGCCCCCGGCATATTCATAAGCGCCGTGTAAACCTTTTGAATTTTTGCCATTTGTTCGGCGGCTTCTTTTGTCCGCAGAGGTAATTCAACCGTGCCAACAATAGCCTTTATGACTTTTCCATCGGACTGACTAACGTAATATCCACCTTCTTCTGATGATGCCTTCCACGGTCCGTCATCTTTGATGATTTCGTATTCCGTTGAAGTTAAGTAAGATATATTTGAGATATAACGGTCTTGCCCTTGGTCATTGCAAACCATGATCGCGTTATTTCTATTTTCAACGATAGTGCAATCATTTCCATTTAGATTAATCTTTGCCCGCATTCCGGGCTTTAGCGCCTCAATTATCATCATTTCATCTTTTCCTAAAATCTGGTCTGGGTATACGCGGCGATGGCAAATACTCGAATGGCCCTCGGTCCATAAAAGAGATCTTTCACCCCAAACGACGCATTGAAAAATTTCGCCGACCTGATAACTGGCGCGATCATCTAATACTAAACACCCCGCATCCCGGAACGCTTCCCGCAGCTTGTTGTGCATCTCCTCGCCTTTAATATCAGACGCCATTACATAGTCGCCCGGCCCTAGCTTAATCTTGCTCATTTCATCCCCCACGCAAAATAATACACAGTTCCCGCCATCGCCAGCGGGATAACGACGCAAAAAACCAAGGTAACGATAATCGCGGGCCAGTCTCGGCTTCCGTCTAAATTTTCCCAGATGCCGATTTCATCCTGTTCATGGCGCGCATTATTTTCAATGTCATTCATACCAAATCCTCCTTTCCAAGCTTAGCCGGGTTCGGCCCATCTTCCTCTGCTTCAAGCTCCGCAATTTCACGGCTGATGTTACGGAGACGTGCTCCAACAGTATCGCCAATCAAATCGGTAATGTAGCTATTGGCAAGCTCCTTGTCGTCGTCGTTCAAATCGATAAATTCCGCCCAAAACTTGACCGTCTTGGTAACCAAATCATTCGCGCCCACAATCTTGGCGCGTTCTGCATATAATTCATCAAGGTATGCGATATATTTCATCTGTAAAATCCATCATTTGTGTTTCGATGCACTATATATGCGCCATGTAAATTCCATCGTCAAGAGAAAAAAAATGGAAAATCGAGAGAAAAGTTATTGACGCCTTTTTTCGATGTGATAGGATGCAATCAGAAACAAGAGGGCGCGATGCATAAGATGCACAAGGAAATATTAGACAGGTTCCATTCGTACACTGACCTTGCGCACCACATTGGCGTTAGTCCGAAAACAGTATGGAACTGGACTAAAAAGGGCATACCGCCCAAGCGATTTAAAGATGTGGTTCGGGCGGCCCGAATATGCCACGTCAAGGGCGTAACGTCTGATATGCTTTACAAGATGATGAATGAGGACAATTAAAATGACGCGGTACGTAAAGACTGATTATGACGGATGCTATTATATTACTGCAGGAAAAGTTTATTCGTCTGATTGCGTTGATGATTTTGGAGACCCAAATATTATTGGCGATGATGGATACGAGATCACGGCAACTTTAACAATCAAATCAAGCCACCTAAACAAAAAAGGGTTTTGGCGAGAATGTGACAAGCACGGAAACCCTATCTAGTTCCCCAGTGGCGCTTTCCTCCCTGAGCGCCTAAACTTGGCGGGGTGAAATTCCCCGTCCCTTTTCGCCATAGCAACGAGCATCTTACGGGGTGCTGATTGGTGCGGCGGCGTTAAGCAACGCAATGCGACGTAGGGTCCGAATGTCACACAGTCCTTTGGGGCGCGAAACAGGTTCGAGCATTTACCGCTATGCCCTTCTAAGCGGTGCTGGGGTCGCGCCCGGCCCGCACCACCTTCGCCTTAGCGTGGTAAGCATTATGTACCATCCGCCTCCCTCCTTTCGGCGGTCAAGATTGATAACCTTGCATGATGTTTACCACGGTGCGGCGGCAATCAGGAAGTCGATGTTAACGAGAGCCTGATCTCGGAGGCATAGACGGATAAGCAACAAAGACCCGTTTGCTGGCGTGAAGGCGTCCCGTCAAGGCCCGCACTTACTGCCATATCTATAAGCTCATGCGTGTGTTTATAGATGGGGTGGTCCCATCATTATCATCATCATTATCAGAGAAAGGCGTTTTTGGTCTCTGACCAGATGTTGATTTGCTCATAAAAAACCAAACTCAGCCGGGTTTAGGCCCGGTTCTTTTGTCCTTGTAGCATAGTGGTTAGTGCAGGCCGCTCATAACGGTTAAGACGTTGGTTCGAATCCAGCCGGGGACACCATTCAACAGAGGGAAACAACATGCGAAGCCATGCCGAAAATGAAGTAAACAATCAGCTTGAAAGTTTTATTCAGCGCATTGAACGACTTGAAGAAGAAAAACAAAACATTATGGCAGATCAGAAAGAAGTTTTTGCAGAGGCGAAAGCGACAGGATTTGAGCCGAAATATATGCGCCGTATCATCAAGGAACGCGCTATGGATCCCGACGATCTCGATCACGAACGAGCTATGCTTGATGTGTATCGCGATCAATGCCGGGTTCAAAAATGATCATTCGTCTACCTTGGCCCCCAAAAGAATTAAGCCCTAATGCCCGTGTGCATCACCATGCGCTGGCAAGGGTCAAAAAAAAGTACCGTAGTGAATGCGGATGGGAGCTAAAGGCACAAGGTGTGAAAAAGATTGAAGCTGATGAATTACATTTATCAATTACGTTTTATCCGCCAGATAAACGACGACGTGATTGGGATAATATGCTGGCATCTATCAAGTCAGGACTAGATGCAATTTCACAACAGATTGAAGTTGATGATAGCAAATGGGAACTTTCCATCAAAAAATCAAAGCATATTGGTGGGTACGTTGAAATCAAAATTGGAAAACTAAATGTCGACTAGTACATTAGCCAGAATTATGAAAATGGCACTGGGTAATTTATGCAGCAAAGCAGACCATGCCGAAGCCATTATATCATACGAAACCGAGCGCCGTTATTCGCTCGCACAAGCCGCCAAATGCCGTAAACGTGGAGATGATTGCGGCTATGGCAAATGGATGGATCAGGCCCGACGTTACACCACGGAAAGCATGAAAGAAACATCGAAGGCTGGCATTGTTGGCAATTCGGCATATGCAAATGGTTTAAACAGCGATATTATTGCGAGGATGAATTGATGTTATATCCAATCTATGTTGATAACTCAAAAATATATGAGGAAATCAACGATGAGGTAATGCGCGCAACGCGTAAATTTCCAACATGGTCAACTGATCCGGTTCACGCGTCTGATGTTATCGCAGAGGAACTTGGAGAGCTTAAACAGGCCATCCTTGAGGTTATCTACGAGCCGGGTAAAAGCACGGAAAGCGACGTTCGAGCAGAAGCTGTCCAGACCGCCGCAATGTGCATCAGGTTCCTGAAAAGCATTGACAAATACAAGTACGATCCTTCAGATCAACACGAGCAATAGGATTAATAATGAATATTAAATGGAAAGACGCTACCCAGTATAAGCAGGGAGAGCGCGGGAATAAAGAACCTGATGCGTGGTCAGTTGAATTTGAAGATTTGCGCATTTGGATTGGAAAAACTCACATCTTATATCCCGGCGAATGGGTCGTTAATTGCCTTTACGTTGGATTTAATGCCTATAGAACAGGTATGAATGGTGACGTTGATTATAAAGTAGTTGGCCGTTGCGCCGCTAATTTGGTTGAAAATGAGTTAAAAAAGAAATTCAACGCAGTTTCGAAAATTATTAGGGAGTTGGAATAATGGCTGGATCAGTTAACAAAGTAATCTTAGTCGGCAATGTCGGCAAAGACCCTGAAATCAGACACACGCAATCCGGTAAAAAAATTGCCAACATCAATGTGGTGACCAATGAAAGCTGGCGAGACCGGCAGTCTGGGGAGCGAAAAGAAAGGGCAGAGTTTCATCGAATTGTTGTTTTCAATGAAGGGCTGGCCGACGTTGTCGAACGCTTTGTTAAAAAAGGCAGCAAGCTTTATATCGAAGGCACTTTACGTACCCGCAAATGGCAGGGACAGGACGGTAAGGATAACTACACCACCGAGGTTGTCCTAGATGGATTTAACAGCACGCTAACCATGCTTGATAGCCGATCTGGCGATGGTGGTAATTCATCATCTAGCGGGTATGGCAAAGATAGCGGCCAATCTAGCGGCTATGGTGGCGCGGATGATTTAGGCGAAGATATTCCCTTTTAAGGATTGACAAAATGAAACGTATGACGGACGTAAAACGCGATAAAATGGTGATTTTTGCAAATGCCATGATCGCGAAGGGAAAACCACGGAAGGACATTGTCGATACAGTTCGGGATAAATTCGGATTTACCCAATCCAGCGGGGCGGCATTATCATTGCGGTGTTCCGGTGTTGATTTGCCGCCGGGACAATACGCATATTCGATCAAAAAGCCGAGCGGGAAGGTAGATACCGATCAGCAAAACATCAATACAGTACGCAATCCCTATATCATCGTAGCGCGAATTATCAATGGAATGAAAGGATATACGGCACAATTTAAGGGCGGGATTATTTACGTAAACGGCAAGCCCTGCCCGACGCACAAGGCCTTTTCTTTGGCGGGGGAAAAATATCCGTCATGGTAAAAAGCACTATGAATTTATTTCCAATGTGATACGTTGATAAAGTCAATGAAGAGAGGAAGCCAATGACTGATAACATTATGTTTGACGTTTCAAACATCTGCGATCAAATCTCAAATTTAGAATTAAAGGAAAAAGTTGACGCTATTAACCAAATCAGAGAGCAATTACATAAAGTTAGCCCATTCAAGACGGAGCCTGTTGATTTTGTTAAATGGGTTGTCAATGACGATGTTCAGGCAAATGACTACAATCCAAACAGCGTAGCGCCGCCAGAAATGGAACTTTTACGTACATCAATTCGTGCTGATGGATACACGCAACCAATTGTCGGCAATATGGAGGGCGAAAAGATAGTTGTTGTTGATGGCTTTCATCGGCACCGTGTCGGGAAAGAGTGTCTAGATATCAATTCACGTATTTACGGCTTTCTTCCGGTTGTTCAAATCAGGGCGGAGCAAGTCGGGAAAACCGAGCGCATGGCGTCTACAGTGCGTCACAATAGGGCGCGTGGTAAGCACAAAGTAGAGGCCATGTCTGATATGGTCATTGAACTTAAGCGCCGAAATTGGTCAAATAAAAAGATATGTCAGGAATTGGGTATGGATGAAGATGAGGTTTTACGTCTTTGCCAGATAACTGGTTTATCTGATATTTTTGCAGATGGTGAATTTTCAAAGGCATGGGAGCCACAAGGATATATTACACCAGAAGATTTTGATGATATTTCAGGGTCGAAGGACGATTATGAAAATGAAGAAGTAACGGTTAAAACCGCAAACACCGATGATGAAAATCGTATATTCCATACGTTTGATAAATGGGAATGTGCAAAGGCTGGTTTTTATGAAACAAAGCCTCCAAAAGGAATGACCGCAGATAATTGCCGTGCGTATTATCGTGACTTGCTGTCAGACACAGAAGAATTTGCACGTGTTCTAGATGATGTAATTCCAAAGTGGAAAAATTCTTGTGAACATTATCTAACAAACACTGCAATGAATAGAATAGCTTGGCTAGGGCAAGCAGCATTATGTCACAAGTACGGAATTCCTGCTGAATTTCGGGGTGGATATAGCTTGCTGACAGAAGAACAACAAAAATCCGCAGATAATGTTGCGTTGAAGGCATTGAATAAATGGCTTGAAGAAAATGGACGAGAACTAGTTCCCATGGAAGAAGCAAGCCCAGATCGTCAAGCAGATATTTATTGAGGTAGGTTATGGGCGGTAAACGCTACATTGAAACTGATGTTTTAACAGAAGCACGTAAACGTATTTCACAATCATTTGATGCAACAGATCGACAATACGTTGCATTTTCAGGAGGGAAAGACAGCAGCGTATTATTCCATCTTGTTATGGAAGAAGCGCAACGACGGAACACCAAGGTTGGTATCATGTATATTGACCTAGAGGCTCAATACATGGATACGGTAAAGCATACCAAAGAAATGTTTGATCTTTACAAATCCAACATTGATCCTCATTGGATTTGCATCCCTATGCGTCTCCGAAATGCGCTAACTAATTATGAGCCTCAGTGGATTGCGTGGGATAAAGATAGAGAAAGTGACTGGATCAGAGAAAAGCCTCACGGATGCAAGGGCGTCAAAGATTATCCATTCCTTCTTGATGATATGGATGATGGTATAGAATTTGAGGAATTCATCACTGTCTTTGGTGCTTGGTATGGAGGAGGAAAAAAGACAGCTGGGTTTATTGGTATTAGAGCGCAAGAAAGCCTGCATCGCTATTGTGCTATTGCGACTTGGGAAAAGAAAGACTTGATGTTGAATGGTTGGCGATGGACCACAAAAGTCACAGGTCAGGTTTACAATGTTTATCCAATATATGACTGGCTGACAGAAGATATCTGGAAATATCATTCTGTTTATCCTGATAAACCACACAACCCGGTTTACGACAAAATGCAAATGGCTGGCGTTCCTCTTTCTGACCAACGTCTATGCCAGCCTTTTGGGGATGACCAGCGAAAAGGGCTTTGGCTATATCACATCCTAGAGCCTGAAACATGGTTTAAATTGATTGCAAGGGTTAATGGAGCAAATAGCGGATCTCTTTATATTCAGGAAAGGGGAAACATTAACGGGTACAACAAGGTTACCCTACCAGAAGGCCATACTTGGGAGAGCTTTACCAATATGTTGCTTCGAACTTTGCCGCCAAAGACGCGTGATCATTATGCCGACCGGTTTAAAAAATTCATCGTTGGGTGGCACCGCAGGGGTTATGACGCAATTCCTGATGAAGCTCCGCCACAGCTAGAAGCAAAGCAATGGGCACCTTCATGGAGACGCATGGCTAAATGCATTTTACGAAATGATTATTGGTGCAAAGGGCTTGGTCAAACTCAGCCTAAAAGTGCCGCATGGCAGCGGTTTAAGCAATTAAAAGCCATAAAAAAAGCTGAAAAAGTCAAAGAGCCAGAAATAGAGACGTCTGATTTATTCGGAGGTAACAGGTAAATGAATAAAATAAACCCACGGCACTATGACAGAAATGGCGTTAAATGCATCGAATACGCTGTTGATATGTCATTCACGCTTGGAAACGCGCTGAAATACATTTGGCGCGCAGGATCGAAGGGCGACAGAGAGGAGGATTTGCGCAAGGCTTTAAAATACCTTGAATTTGATAATGACAAGAAAAGGTCAATTTCCGTTATCGACATGACAGAAACAAAGATCGAAAATCTCAAACGTGCGTTTTCTGGCGATTTAAACCTGCAAGCAGCCGCCTTTGCGATTGTCCACGCAGATGTGGACACATTAACATCAGGGCGCTCTAGCTGGCGTCAAATGGCGAAGAAATACATCGAAAAGGAATTGAAATGACAACAATTGCATACAAAGACGGAATTATTGCTTTTGATGGGCGCATTACGTCTGGAAACCAGATTGTGAGTGATAATTACAACAAATGCTTGTTGGCAGGTAGTGCGCGAATAATTGGATCTGGTGACATATCAGAACTGGAAGCATATGCAAAATCATACCCAAATTATCCGGCATCAAAAAAAGATATGTCTGGCTTTGTTGTTGATGGTGATAAATGTTGGTGTTTTTACGCATTAGACGACACTATTTGTTTTACTGATTTGGATAGGTCGGAGCCAAGAGCATTTGGCAGCGGTTCTGACCATGCGTTGACAGCTATGGATATGGGCGCAAGCGCAGAGGAGGCCGTAGCGATGGCCTCTAAACGAGACAAATCAACTGGCGGTAAAATTAGTATCGTTGATATTCGTTGACTTCATCATCGTGTACATTGAAAAGGAATTTATCAAATGAGCGGTTATGGATATGGACAAGAACAACCTACGCAGGAATGCCCATATTGCGGAAAAGTTTGTGAAGCTGATTACGTATCTGTTGGCGTTGGTATGGTCCAATGTGGTCCTTACTTTTGCCAATCTTGCCACGCATCAGAAATTGGTGCATTTGATGAATATCGAGATCTTACAGAGCAAGAGAAAAAAACAGGATGGTACAAGCCTGATAGTGATCCGGGATCATCCGCTAATGTAATTGATGGTAATATTGTATCGCATAGGGCAATGAAAGAAACGTACCAGCGTGAATTTCGTAACAACCCAATGTGGAGTGATGCAAATTATGTTTCGGATTGGTGGGAAAAAACACGAAAAGCAAAAGATTGACATCATCATCGTGATTTGATACAAAACATATGGGCGGCGTTCTCGGTCGAAAGGCCGAAAGCGTTCTCTCACAATGCAATGTTCCGCTACTAAGGAGCGTCGCCCAAGCATTGTGAGGCCGGGGTGAGAGCCGGAAGGTTAACATTGCAGTCATTTCCCAAAAAATTGGCTGCTTATCAAGATAGGGTAAGTGCGCCTATGGCACGTATTAGAACAATCAAGCCTGAATTTTTCACAAGTGCAGATAGCGTGTCTTTGTCACCGCTTGCACGCCTCTTTTACGTGTCACTGTGGTGTCAGGCTGACAGAGCGGGTCGTTTAAAGTGGAATGCGGAAACGCTAAAAATGCGATGCCTTCCTGCTGATGATTGCGACATTAATGAACTGGCGAATGAACTTGTCAGTCGTGGGATGATAATCTTGTACCACGCCAAAGGAATGGATCTTTGCTTTATTCCGACATTTTCCGAGCATCAGGTTATCAATAACAGAGAAGGATCATCTATTTTACCTGAATATGATGATGATGATCAAAAAACGGTGACGCGTGAAAGTGGCGTGAACACGCGTGAAAGCGGAAGGGAAGGAAGGAAGGGAAAGGAAGGGAAAGGAAAGGAAACATCATCTGATTGTTTTTTTGAAGATCAGGAAATAAATACTAAACCTGAAAGCACATTTGATGATTGGTATAAACATTACCCAAAAAAGGTTGGGAGAGGTCAGGCGGAAAAAGCGTACAAGGCCGCGATTAAGGATGTGCCGTTTGACCAGCTTGTAAGCGCCACGAAAGCATATTCTGAACTTTTCGAGGGTAAGCCCAAGGATTACATCAAACACCCTGCTACATGGCTAAATGGCAAGTGCTGGCTAGATGAGGGAATATCGTCAGAATGCAACCTTGACAGCCCGCAAGCCAAATGGGGTGACGCCATCGACAAATGGCAGAAGGGCGGCAAACAAGGACCAATGCCTAGCAGGTCTGATTACGGGGTGCCGGAATGAATGATATTTTCAAACAGACGGAATTGCCGAATGCCTATGAGATTGAGCGATTGCTGATTGCAAGCCTTTTCATGAACAATAATGGCGTAGACCAGATATCGGATATTTTAGAACCTGCACATTTTTATGCCGAATTGCATGGCGAGATTTACGCAGAGATTTTGCGCTTAACGAGCATTGGCAAGCAAGCCATTCCGCCAGCAATGACCGGGCGGTTTGAGGCGCAAGATTTGGTTGAAATTGCTGATTGCTTTTTTGGGACGCATAGCAACAAGGATTATGCAAAAACCATTAAGGCCGCGTTTGACCGTCGCCGGATTATTGAAATATCCGATAAAATGCGTGACGGTGCGCTTAACCAATCCGTGACAGATGACATTGACGAAATCCGTGAATACGGAGAAACCGAATTATTTGCACTTGCGGCAACTGGTGCAACAACAAAAACGGTAACCATTGGCGACGCTGCGGCGGAAACGCTGACCCAGATTAGCGACAGAATGGCGGCGATGCGCGACGGTCGCATTAATGGCGTGGCAACAGGGATATCAGATTTAGATAAATACCTTGGTGGATTACAGGCGTCAGATTTGATTATTTTGGCCGGAAGGCCGTCAATGGGCAAGACGGCGCTGGCTTTGGAAATCGCAAATTTTGCGTCTAACGACACATCATCCGGGATGGATGACAAAGACGGGTCGGTTCTTTTTTTCAGCTTGGAAATGTCGCAATTCCAGCTTGTAGAGCGCGTGTTTTCGAACGTGGCTGATATATCATATACCGATATTGTCAAAGGTGACATTGATCAGCAAACATTTGAGCGGCTATGTGAATATGCCGACCAAATGCGATTTTCTAAAATGGTGATTGATGATAGATCGGGGGCGACGGTAGCGCGCATTAGGAGCGAGGCGCGGAGAGTATCGCGCAAGGTCGGCCTTAAAATGATTGTTGTCGATTACCTTGGTTTTATGAAATCATCCGAGGCTGCTGGCGAGAGGCATGATTTGAAGGTTGCCCAGATCACGGCAGGTCTCAAAGCCTTGGCTAAGGAAATGAATATCCCCATTGTCCTTTTATCGCAGTTATCAAGGCAGGTAGAACAGCGAGAGGATAAGCGGCCCATGCTGTCAGATTTGCGCGATAGCGGGGCAATTGAGCAGGATGCAGACGTTGTTATGTTTGTTTATCGAGAGCAATATTACTTAGAGCGTGCCGAGCCATCACGCCGCAATGACGAGGCGCAAGACAAATTTGCAGACCGGTATGCCAGATGGCAAGCGCGGTTAAATGAAGTTCAAGGGACCGCTGATGTTATCATTGGCAAGGCCCGTCGCGGGAAGGTTGGGTCTGTTAGGTGCGCATTCAACGGAGACCGGCAGCGTTTCAGCAATCTTGCGTATGAAGGATAATTTATGTAATGGATCACATTGTTTGTTATTCCGGTGGAGAGAGCAGCGCACGTGTAGCTTTCGCTGTCGCTGAAAAATTCGGTAGAGAAAATACAGTACTCTTGAACCATGATATATCTCCCGACGTGGAACCATCAGATGTAAAACGGTTCAAGTCTGAGTTTTCTGATATGATTGGCGTGCCAATAACCTATGCAAATCACGTTGGATTTCCTAATGTGGACCAGTTCGATGTAACAATCCAAGCCAAAGCATTTAAAGTTAAAAATGGGCAAGAGTTATGTACAAGCCGGTTGAAAACAGAGCCGTTCACTAAGTTTTTAAGCCAAAATTACCCTGAAAAAAACTGCATAGTTTATTATGGGTTTGACGCAAATGAGACCGTGAGAATTCAAAGACGGTCATCAATCATGGGGTCAATGGGATTTAAAACTGATTACCCGTTGGCTTTATGGAATGAAAAAATTCCGTCAGCGCATGAGCTAGGTATTGCGCCGCCACTTGTTTATGACATTTTTAGACACGCAAATTGCATCGGATGCCTCAAAGCAGGAAAGCAACACTGGTATATTGTTTACTGCTACCGTCGCGATATTTTTAATCGGGCAAAAATGGCAGAAGAAGTCATAGGACATTCAATCATGAATGGTGTTTACCTCGAAGAACTTGAGCCTTTATTCGCGCAGCTATTTTCAATGGGCATCACGACAACAGAGCATGAAGATGGAAGGACGTTTTTTGCGCGGGCAAGGAAGGCTCTGGAAAATTTCGACCAGTCAGATTTGTTCCAGGATGTTGATCCCGTTAAACCGTGCGAGTGTGTGATATAATCAAAATTAAAATACCTATATCCACCACGATAGTTAACATAGTACGAGATCGGATGTTCAGCAATCTTGCATATGATGGCGATTAACCGAATAAACTTCTTGCAACCCGCTTGATTTGTGGTAAGGTAGCTTTATCGAAACATTAACCAAGGAAATTGAAATGACCTTCGAACTCAAACCCGGCGACTATATCTTAACATCTGAAATTCCATTCGATAAGCGCCAATTGGTGATTGATGCGTTTATGGATGCTGGGGCCGTTATATTTGATGGGCATGACTTTCATGATACGATTAAAAATTGGGACAGAATCGGTTGGTGCCCTGATGAAAATCATCTCGAAATGTGGTCAAAATGCTTCGAGATGAAAAAAGGATATCGTCGCGTCACGCTCTCCCAAATCCTTGGAGATGGCCCATCATGGGATGAAATTGGGCCGAAATTGCTGGATGCATTGCGCCTAATTGCCAATGGTGATGGATCTTATGGAGCGCAAGCATGGGAATACAAACAGATAGCCCGCCATGCTATTTCCAAAGCGGAGGGGAATAAATGACGCCAGTACAATTTACCACCATTCGAGAACAGCTTAACCTGTCACAAAGCGAACTCGCTGTTGTTTTGGGTATCAGCCACAGGGCTGTATCCCTAATTGAGGCGGGCCAAACGCAGAAGGTCATGCGATCAACGCAGATTGTCATGTGTGCGATGCGCGACGGAATTTTAACAATCGAGCAAGTGAGGGATATGAAATGAGATGTAAAACTGCGATTTGCGTTGATAATTTTGTTGGCTTTGAAGCTCGGCAGGGAATTGCGGCTGAGGATGGGGTTGTGATGATGGTTGTCGTAAATCCTGTTGATAATGTTACGACATATGAAGTGACGAAATACGCAGATTTGTGGGTATATTACACCCTTAAATCTGCAATAGATCGATACAATGACGAACTTTTGGGGGTTGGATACAGTGATTAAATTACAGCCGGGCGACTACGTAATGGCGTGCGACATTAAAGATGAAGCAATGCACAACGATCTGCGGGAAGCGTTCCGGGAGGCGGGGTGTAGTGTGGAAGAAAATCAAGGTGAGTACGCAGGATGCGACAGAGAAGATAACTGCATTTTTTGGGGACTTCACTTTCTTGGGTGGGGTCTTAGTGAGTATGATATTTGCCAGCGCCGCGTATATCCCGCCGATATCCTGAAAAAGCAGACGCTGTTCGATGCAGCGAAAGATGCGCCAGATGGATCGCGGTTTTTGCTCGTCGGATCAGATCGGCATGTAGTCAAACATGACCAGTTGCGTCTTATTTGGGCTGATGACGGAGGTCATGTCGAATACGGTCATTTGCAACGCACAGATTTCGAAGCAATCCCAGATGGCCCAAAGAAGCGCGACGTGCACATGGCCCCGGTTGCCCTGAAAAATAGCGTTATGGTTCCAGCTGATTGCTTTGCGGATGTAATTCCTGCGATGGCGCTTATCGGAAAACTGATGCAGTGGGAAGGCGCGCAGATCGGGAAGCCGGGATATCGTATAAATATGTTAAATGGTGATGCGTATTTTATATTTGATGCGGATCTACCTACTGATATAACATTCGAAACAGAAGATCAATGCAAGGCGGCATGGGAAGCAGAATGCCCGGATATGTTCAAATGAAAATAAATGGATTTATCTACGGTCAGGACGGCGCAAAGGTTGAAATGACCGTTCACGATACGCCAGAAGCACGGCGGTTTATGCAATGGTTGCGGATACACGACCGGAAGGGTTCGTCATGAGAACAATTACTTGGGACTATCGCGTTTTAGTGAAAGATGGAACATACACGATTTGCGAAGTGTATTTTAAGGATCGCGACCGCATTGATCGCACATATGGGCCGGAGCATCCGGCAGGTGAGACCATGGAAGAACTACAAGCAAATTTGGAACACATGTTGGACGCGATACAAAAACCAGTCATCAATGGCGACAAGTTGGATATCGGGTAATGCCATGACAAAACAGAACATTTTCCGCATGGCTAGGATATTGCGGTATATCCGTAAATATGAGGCCGCCAAGTATGTGAGTATGCACGATTTATGGTGAGGTAGTGATGTTAGCACTTAAAGCAATGCAGTTCGCACGCGAAGCACATAGTGGGCAGGTCCGAAAATATACAGGAAACCCGTACTTTGATCATGTATGCGAAGTGGCCGGTATTGTTTCGACAGTATCAGGCCATGCTGATGATATTGTTTCGGATGAAATGATAGCAATTGCGTTTTTGCATGACGTAATAGAAGATTGTGGAGTTACATATCACAGGCTATTTCAGGAATTTGGATTTACTATAGCAATATCAGTGCTTAATCTTTCTGATATGGAGGAAGGAAATAGAAAAGAAAGAAAAGCAATGTCATTACACCGACTATCAAAATCAGTTCCTTGGGTGCAAACAATTAAATGTGCAGATTTGATTAGCAATATATCAAGCATTGCCATACATGATCCGAAATTTGCGAAGCTATATATTTCAGAAGCGAAGGATCTTCTTGGAGCGATGGAACGGGCAGATAAAAATATTAAAAACATGGCGTTAGCTGTCGTCAAAGAAGCAGATAATAAATTGTTATCGGCTTAAAACACTGATATAATACGCCATCAACAAAGGATAGGAACAAAAATGACGGTACGCATTCGGACATTCAATCATGATAAATCGGTGATGAACGAATTTGAAGCGGTAAACATCCGCTACGATAAAGCTGATGGTATTTGGTCAGCCGATGACCGATACCGCGCAGATATTGGTTATGAGTTCGTGGTAAATCATGACAGCAATGATGATGAAATAGACGGCATCGAGACCGTATATTGGGTTTATTACATGAATGACACAGGTGACAATTTTTTTGTTATTGGTCCGCCGAAAAACAACACTAGCAAATAGGTTGGAGACATGGGTGATAATAAAGACGATGATAATAAATGTTCATGCGATGAGCATGTATACACCATACATCCGAATGCGGTAGACAGTTTTTATGCCGCACTCGACAATCCGGACGATCCTACTGATGCTCTGAGGAAGCTATTCGAGAAAAAGACAACACCAAGGATTGACGAAATGAAACAGAAATACGCAATTGTGCCCCTGCGCGATGATGGTGGTTTCGAAACCGCTGGCGGTGTGTTTTATCCGGGTAAGTCAGGAAAAGTCAGCAAAGAACAAGTTGAAAAGATGGCTAAAACTTTCGTCGAAACAATGTGGCATTCGGGGACATGGGGCAATGCCATGACAAAATCCATTGAATCCATCGGCCTTGATGTGGAGGACGAGCAATGACTAAAGCAAGTGAGCAAATGCGTGAACTGATGGATGAGAATAAGAGATTACGTGATGCGCTTAAAGATGTACACGACGACCTGATTATCAGAGCGGGCAGCAAAGGTTACGTTTCAGTTGGTCGCAGCGTATGGATCAAGATAACAGAAGCATTAGGCGAAAAAACACAGGAAATAAAGGACGAAGAACCATATTGCGATTTGCGAGGTGATTATTGAAATGAAACATAAACAAGATATTTTACACGCATGTTCTGGGATCCTGTTCTTTGCATTAGCAGCAGTATTGCTTTTCAGTGGTGAAGAAGTTTCCTTTTGGGGATCGCTGGTTATTGCCAATGTTTGGGTTGCAACGATGAATGGAAAATAGAAATGAACATGATTGAGCGTGTGGCCCGGGTTATTGATCCAATGCAATTCAAGGGAAACGAAGAAACATACCGGTACTGCATTGATTGCGGCGATGATCACGAATTTGCAAAGGACACATCTGACAAAACGTTTCCGCTTGAGTTAGCGTTTGAAAGGGCCCGCGATGCCCTTGATGCCATGAAAGAGCCAACCGACGACATGCTATACGATGGCGCGGCAAGTCATGTGCGATATTACGATGAGGCAACAGAGCCTGAATTTCAGGGGGCATACCCTACGCCATCAGACCTTGCGCAGCTTCATGAGGCATATGATGCAATGATCGCCGCAGCATTGGATGGAAAATAATGCCAAGCCTCAAAATGACAGTATGCCTAACCCTGATACTGCTGGCCGCAATCATCCTGTCTAGCTGCAATGACGACAACGTACAGCGTTTTGACAGGTCGACAGGCTCGGCAATACCGTTGGCGTGCAATGACCTATCAAGCGTACAGGACATGCCGTACAGCGTTATTTCAAGCGCGGATATGCGGGCCATGGCGAAGCAGACGGAAAAAGGAAAGTACATCCAAGATAAAACGTGGATTTTGGGATGGTGGAAAGGGCCATTACATTGCAAGACAGACGGCTCCCCGCAAGGCTATGGATACATTAACGGGGATCAGCCGCAATACGGCCAAGCCCTATCATTAGAGCATGAGCAATGCCATGAGCTTATGTGCCGCACGACGGGTTCTAGTAACTGGCATCGGTAGGATAAATTAATGCTAGGTTTTTGGGATTTTTCGGCGATATGCATTGTGTGCTGGGCAGCAATTTGGTGCGTGATAATCATAAAGGGTGATAAGTGATGGATGAAATTAGCGAAATAGAGACTGACCCGGAATTGCTTTCCAAGCTATTAGAGGCAAGCAAGCGCACGTTGACGGCGGACGAAATAGCATTGCAGCGGGCCTCGTTCGTTTTCGGCCAACTACCTGATGACCATCCCGCCAGCAAAGAGGACATTCGCAAATATTTCGGCCGAGAAAAAGAGAGACGCGACCACGCACGAGACCGCGCATTAAGTGAGTTGGCCGCAATGGATGCAAAGCATATATTGGAGGGGAAATAACACTGAATTGATTGCCTATAAACCAACCAAATGATATGATACATCATAACGCAATGGAGGAATTGAAATGATTAAAACCGAAACCATGCCGTGGGATGCCGCAGCGCATCTGAAGACCGAGGAAGACGTTGCCGCCTATTTTGATGCCGTGTTTGCCGAAGGCGACCGATTGGGGTTTTACACGAAAGTAAACCTAGACTACATATCATCAAAATTCAACCCGAACCCGTTCGACCACTACGCTTGCGTTAACGAGGAAAACATACTGGAACACGTTAAAGATACGTGGGAACGCCGGGATAGCATTGCAGACGGAGTAAACCGTGAACGTATGGAGGAATACAAAGCAAAGGTCGTGTTTTTGGAAATGAAGGATGAAAATATGATGTACGTTAAAACAGAATACGATGGATGCCCGTATATCACTGCGGGGAAAGTGTATAATCTATTCCACGTTGTCGGTGATGAATGGGATGATAATGACCTTGTTGTATGTGCTGACAGTGGGATTGATATTTTGGTATCATTTTCGGGTGACATCCAAGGTGGATTAAACCCTTGCCCGCATCTAAACGACGAAGGAGAGTGGATGCTATGCGACGAAACCGGGCGCGTTATCTCAAAGGTGAATAGTTTGAAGGATGAATGAAATGTGCAATTTAAATGATCAAAAACAAACGCGATACCATAAAGACTTTGAATGTATTAACTGCGTGGCTATTGACATTGACTGTTATATTGAGGGCGAATGGGATGATTGTTTTCCCGCTCCGTGCCATCCGCAATTTTGCGTTACATGCAATGGCACCGGAGAAGTCACAGAAGATGGCGGCGCTGCTGATTGTGATGATTGCGGCGGCACAGGGTACACTAATAAAGTTGACGACAGCATTGAACGGCTGACTGCGCATTCACGCCAAGATGAAAAATCGGAGCAAGAGGCATGAAGGTTAAAGTATCAGACTTATCCGGACGCGCATTGAACTATGCGGTTGCTGTGGTGGAGTGGGGCGAACCAACAGAAATAAGCAGGAACGGCGCTTTTGAAACGACAATTTTTTGGTGGGATCATGACGGTATACAGTCTCACCTAATCCGAACCAAAGATATTTCTTTTATTGGTGAAAATTTCAGCCCGTCCAGTAATTGGGCGCACGGCGGGCCTTTGTTCGAGAAATCCTCACCCGAAATCAGAGCGCCTTCTGTGGCCTGCAGTGAGTTTTCCGCCTGCGTATATTCAACCAAAATTTGCGCTATGGCCGGGCCGTCAATATTGATTGCTTTTTGTCGCGCCTATGTCGGGTCAAATTTTGGCGACGAAGTGGAAATCCCAGACGAACTGATAGAGGTAGGGTGATGGATGAAGATTTAGTATTCTTCTTGTTTTGGGTGGCAAGCGGGATTGTGGCGTCATGGTCAGTTTACAAGTTCCATAAAAGTATGTTTCCTTCCGAAACATGGTTTGGAGACGACCGGGCAATAATGGATTTCTTTATGGTGATTTTTGGCCCATTGAGTTGCATAATTGCCATCCTGCACATTTTAATTAACTTTAGGAGGAATTAAATGATGATTGACGCGGACACTCTTTCGATAGCGGCCCAATACCTAAAGCATGAATGCCAAAAACACGGTCTTTGTGGCAGGATCGAAGTTAACGAAATTGGACTTAATGTTGAGGTGAACTATTTCGGCCCGAAATATAAGGTGTCGTATTCGAATGGTATCGTGTACGCGGAATTGTGCGCGGATAATTTCTCAATCCTTAATCACACGATTGATAAGGTTGTATCTGGTGTTGTTAGGAAAAGGAGTGAATGGATATGACCAATAACCCCGTAGGCAGACCAAGCAAGTATGGCCCAAGTATTCTGAAGAAGGCGGAGCGGTATATCATCGAATTTGACGACAACGAAAAAGAGGAAGTCCCAACAATTGCGGGGCTTGCACGCTATATTGGCGTGTGCAGAGACACGGTTTATGCGTGGGCGAAAGCAGACGGGAATGAAGAATTTTCCGACATCGTCAAGAGAATTGACATTGATCGCGAGATTTTACTTGTTAATGGGGGGCTTCGCGGAATGTATAACCCGACCATTACCGCGCTTATGATGGGGCAGCTTGGGTATCGCAAGGAAACGACGGTAGACCATTCAAGTAGCGACGGCAGCATGACGCCAACGCATATCACCATCAAGGCAGCGGATGACGAATAGGGCAACAAATATAAAGTTTATCGGTATGGAATACAAATAGCCCATGAATAGCGCCGAAATCAGGTTGCCGAGGAAGTTAGTGCCGGTATTCTCGCCCCCTCGTGGGTCTGTGATGTACCGTGCGCTATATGGCGGTCGTGGGTGTGTCCATCCTGACACATTAATTGACACACCATCTGGACCAATGAAGATTAAGAAATTTAAGGGTGGCAAGGTATATACCGTTAAGGATGGGGTTGTTTCTGTGGGTGTTGCCACGGCCCCAAAGAAATACTGGTCTGTGCCGCTTTATGAGGTTTGCCTATCTACAGGACAGAAGATCATATGCACAGACCAGCATAAGTTCCTTACTGGTCGCGGATGGATAGAGCTGCGCGATATTTCAGTTAATGATGCTTTTGTCGTTTCGGCCCTCGCAAAGCCGCCTTCCCCTCTTCTGACCAGTTTGGGCATTTTCCTTTCAGCGTTACGCGCAGATGTTCGGCATTATTTTCAAAAACTCTCAAGTTTGATGGATGGTTGTTGGATATATCTCCGTCGATGTGGTCAACGACTTCTGTCGGCAAAAGGTATCGCCCGATCTTATTTTCCATCACCAGACGGTGTTCAGCAACATAACAGCCATGTTTCGTGCCACTCGGGTGTCCTGGAGTGCGCAAATAACGATATCCCTTCATCATTTTCACCCCTCCTTTCCAATCATGGCGCTGCTCGCGTTTCGGCGGAAGAATGTTGTGGAGTGAAGGAAAATTATAACGTCGGTAAATCTTCTGGATTGCTTTTTGGCTTTTCCCGACATCTTGCGCTATCTCTTTTGAAAACATGCCGGATTTTGCCATATCGAGAACTTTCAGGACGACATCAGGTTCGCGACATCTTCCAAGATCAATCTGGAAACCTTCAAAGGCTTTCTCGCAGGCTTTTCGATATTGTTCTCTGTAATCGTCCATATCATAACTCTCATTCTGTTGAAACGCCTACCACCATAGCAAATCTGGCATACATCCGCAACCACAGCCGCCAGTGTTTTTGGGATATACATGTACATGACACGCATAATTATTTGTCTAATGGGATTGTAAATCATAACTCTGGTAAATCATTCAACGCGGCATTGATGGCGGCTTTGTGGGGATATGCGGAGCCGCTACGCATTTTGTGCATCCGTGAATTTCAAGCCAGCATCCAAGAAAGCTTTTACGCTGAATTAAAGGCAGCTATCGAGGCATACCCATGGCTTGAGGCGCATTATGACGTTGGTGTTGACTACATCAAAGGCCGCAACGGGACCAAATTCATATTCCGTGGTATTCGCCGCAACCCAAAATCAATCAAATCAACCGCTGGCGTTGACCTAACCATTGTCGAAGAAGCCGAGGACGTGCCGGAAAGCTCATGGCTTGACCTTGAGGCAACGGTATTTCGTAAGGAAAAATCCGAACTGTGGGCGCTGTGGAACCCCCGCCTTGACGGATCGCCGGTCGATAATCGGTTTCGTAAAAGCCCGCCAGAAAGCTCTTTGATTGCCGAAGTTAATTGGAACGACAATCCATATTTTCCCAAGCCACTTGGGATACTCCGCAAGCGAGAACAGGAACGCCTGGACCCAAACACATATGCCCACGTTTGGGAAGGCACTTACCTTGAAAACAGCGATAGCCAGATATTCGCGAATAAATACGAGATCAAGGAGTTTGAGCCAGAACATGACTGGAACGGACCATATCAAGGGCTGGATTTTGGCTTTGCGCAGGATCCCACGGCAGCGGTGCGGGCTTATGTCTATGACGATTGCCTATGGATACGCAACGAGGCCGGGAAGATCGCGCTAGAGCTAGACGACACGGCGGAATATGTCGAAACAAAAATACCGGGATTTAGTAAATCGATATCTCGTGCCGACAATGCACGTCCTGAAAGCATAAGCTACCTGTCACGCCACGGTATGCCGCGTATAACGGCGGTGAAAAAATGGAAAGGATCGGTAGAGGATGGTATCGAATTTATGAAGTCATATCGCCGCATTTACATTCACCCCGAATGCAAGCAGACGATTAAGGAGTTCCGGCTCTACAGCTACAAGGTAGATAAGCTATCTGGTGACGTGCTAGCCATCATCGTAGACGCCAACAACCATTTTATAGATGCGATTAGATATGCTTTGGGGCCGCTCATGAAGCAGCCCCCGAAAGCAGGTGTTTTTATCAAGTCACGCAACAGGTGACTGGTTTCAGTTATCTATGCAAGATGCGCGTATTTCGCGGACATAGCATTAAGGGGCATCATAATCTTCATTGTCCATGTGCTTGATATCTTCATTGTATTGGTTGATGCAGTCCAAGCACATTTTCCCATAAATGGGGTGGCCTTCGATAAAATATGCTTCCGCAGGTTCTAAACCATCCTCACCGTAATGACAATCAGATCCGTTTTCACATTTACACATTTTTTTTAATCCTTGCTCATTGTTTCGATAAATACACCATCGCATACAAACTTTATCGGGTCAATACCCTAAATTGCAAAAAATGCAAATTGCTTGTTGGTGGGTTAGAACAGAACGCAAACAAAAAGTTTACACCCGCTCTGAAACCATGTATCTTTAACCAGAAATAGGTTTAGGATATTGCTTTGTCTCGCAGCATGATTGCAAATGCCGTACAGCGGTCAATCGGAAAGATGTTTCCGGGGTTTTACAATGTTAACCCCAAGCGAAATATCTATGCAGACTATGGCTACCCTGACCAGCTAACATTTCACGATTTATATGCGACATACCGCCGCAACGGGATTGCCCACGCGTCGGTTGAAAAAACCAAGCTGAAAACGTGGCAAGACTATCCTGAAATCTGGGAAAGCGAAACCCCAACCGAAAGCCAGATTGAAAAAGACATTCGCCAGCGCCTAGAGGACTTGCGGTTTTGGCAAAAGGTATCCGATGCAGATGCGCGGTCTATGGTTGGTGGGTACGCGGGCATTATCCTGCGTCTTGCTGATAACAAGGGGTGGACAGAGCCGGTTGATCGCGTTCCCGGCGGGCTTGATGCGCTGGTAGAGGTTATCCCGGCATGGGCTGGACAGTTGACCGTTTCGGAGTGGGGATCGGACGAGCGCGATAGCGAGACTTACGGCCAGCCTAAGATGTTTCAGTTCAACGAGGCGGCCCTGCCTGACGGCAATAGCTCCAACGGCAACGGGAACCAACGGTCGTTTAACGTGCATCCTGATCGAGTGATTATCTGGTCAAAGGACGGCACCGTTAATGCGATGTCCGATTTGGAGCCTAGCTATAACTCTCTTTTGGATATGGAAAAGATCGCGGGGGCTGGCGGCGAAGGTTTTTGGAAAACGGCACGGGCTGCAATTGCATTAGAGATTGATAAAGACGCTGTTGCCGCTGATATGGCAGCGTTTATGGGTGTCACGGAAGAAGAGATACCAGATAAGCTTGATGATGCAATTAGCGAGTTTCTGCAGGGATTTGGGTCCAGCTTAATGACGCAGGGCATGAAGGTAACGCCAATTAACGTTTCTTTGCCAAGCCCGGAGCATTTCTTCGCGACCCCACTGCAGATGCATTGTTCAAGCTGGGGCATGCCGATTAAAATCATGGTGGGTATGCAGACGGGCGAGCGCGCAAGCCAAGAAGACGCAGCCGAATGGTCGCAGACTGTTATGTCACGCCGGGTTAATCTTTGCCGCCCGACAATCAAGGAGATGCTTAACCGGCTTGAGCGGTTTGGTATGATCCCGGATCGTGATTGGGTTATCAACTGGTCTGATTTGACCGAGGCAAGCATGGCCGAAAAGATCGACCGCGCCGTTAAGATGGCAAATGTTAATAGTTCGGTTGCAGGGCCGATGGGTGGTGAGATCGTGTTTACGCCAGACGAAATTCGTGAAGTGGTCGGTATGGAGCCGCTAACAGTAACTTTTGAGGGGCCTGACGATGAAACGAATTAGGGTAAATGTACACTGCATTACCAACGCCAAGCCACGTGACGAAATGCGCCATGGCCGCAAGGTTAAGGTGGTGTCAGCAGCGACGTTGCCTGACAATATCGTCATGAACCGTCTTATGTACCCGGCGGACGAGATCGAAAAGAGCTACCGCAGTTTGGAGCGCACGAACGCGCCTTACGGTCATCCGATGGTAAACGGTAAGTTCATTTCTGCGCACGACCCAGAAGGCATCAATATCGGCCATATCGGGGCGTGGAATGAAAACGTTCGTCGTGAGAATGGCCGGGTATTCATGGATAAGGTCATTGACGTGGAAGTTGCCAATACAACCGATCGTGGGCGCGCCGTATTGGCCGCGCTAGATATTGGCGACCCCATCCATACCAGCACTGGGCTTTTCTGCAATGTAGAAGAAGCCAAGACGGACGAATACGACGGCATTGCACGCGACATCATGTTTGATCATGACGCAATCCTTCTGAACGAAGAAGGGGCCGCCACACCTGATCAGGGAGTTGGCGTATATGTAAATTCATCGGGTAGCACCGAAGATATTGAGGTGATTAATTCCGCTCTTGATAAAGCAGATGATTGCCTTGATTGGGCCATGGATGATGTTGTCCGCGCCCTTGACAAGCGAGAGAAAGCATCTCTCGCCGACCAACTTAAAGCACTCCTGCTTAAAGCAATTGGGCAGGGATCTCAGATCGAAAAGGAAACCGAAATGGCTGTTACTGATGAGCAGTTTAAAGAGCTAACCGCCAAGGTCAACAGCCTTGCGGAAAGCGTGAGTGCCGAAAGCATTGGCAAGGCAATCGGCGACGCGGTTACGAACGCCGTTAAGCCTTTGACCGACAACATGGCCGAGATGAAGGCCAACCAGAAGGCGAAAGACGACGCCGAATTGGAAGGCTACGTTACCCAGATCGTAAAGGCCAACCTGCTTGATGAGGCGGACGCCAAGGGCCTGACCTTGAATGCAGCCAAGGCGCTTGCTGAAAAGGCTAAGCCGGGCAAGGCCGCCGCAATCAATGGCGCATTTGGCGGAAAGTCAGATGATGATGGCTTTAAGCTTCCGAAGGGGGATGAATAATCATGGCGCGTTACAATAAAATTTATCTCGGTCCTGTAAGTGAGGCCAAGCCGCAAGTTTTGGAATTGACCGCCGCCGATAGCGATCTTTCGCCGGGCAACCTTTTGGTCGTGTCAAGCGGTGAGTTTGACAATGCCGCCGCAACCACGGTTGGCAAGGTCTGGATTTGTCAGGACAATTACCTTGCAATGAAGGGTGTTGATGATGACTGGCTGGGTGGCGACACCGTGATTGGTATGGAGCTGTTGCCGGAGATGCTGTACGCGGGCCGGATCGCCAATAGCGTCAACATTTCAGCCATCGGCACGGCATTGACCCCAGCCGCTGGTGGTCTGCTTGCCATCGCGTCACTTGGTGACAAGGTGATTGGGTACGCAGAAGAAGTTTTCAATAACACCACTGGGGCAGAGGCGCTGATTAAGTTCCGTCCGTCGCAGGGTTATCTCACTGCATCGGTTTAAGGAGGGCTGAATAATGCGTTATTTTGACGAGAAGCTTATCGCTAACAGCCGCCCCCACGCGGGGTGGTGGCAAGACCTTTGCGCCAATCGCGAGTGGTGGCACCGCACCGAGGAACAGTTCGCACAGGTGACTAACGCCGCATCGGTATTGCCGCGTGAGGCGTGGCAGGAAATGGATGAGATGGGCCGTAGCGTCATGCGCAATGACGAGGGCCAAGCTTATATGGCTGACCTTATGCCGCTCGCTAAGGCGGTTAACATCGGCAAATTGGTTCACTTGACCCGCGTTTCGTCTGATGTAAACAACAAAGTAAACCGTTCAATGTCTGGCCAAGTGCCGAACGACATGGATAAGGTCGTTTACGACTATCGCGGTACGCCGGTTCCGATCTTTTCGACTGGTTATGGCCGCGAATGGCGCGAATGGAATACCTTGCAGTCTGAAAACTTTGATGCGCTGATGGATGATCAAGAAGCGACGGTAGCGAAAATTCGCCGTGATATGGCACAATTTGCCCTTGATGGTGATAGCTCCATCGTAGTTCAGGGCTATCCTGCTTATGGTATTCGCACCAACCAGTTTTCCAAGTCGATCAACCTTGGTGGTCTTGGTGCCGGTATTGATCTTGCGGCAACTACAACCACATCCGACGCGATTGATACCTTTATCACGCAGACATTGGGTCAGATGCTTGATGACAACTACATTTCTGGTGCAGTAAACCTTTATGTGTCGCCAGAGATTGCCCGCAATTGGGATCGGTCTTATTCCGGTTCGTCGGGGTTCAAGGGTGGCACGTTAATGTCATACCTTTTGACCAATCGCCGGATCAATAAAATTGTTTCCACTTTCGAGTTGAGCGGTAACGAGTTTTTCGGGTTTGTTCCGAATTCTGATTACATCCGTCCGCTGGTCGGCATGGCGGTCAACACCACGGCAAAGACCCGCACGAACCCGACTGACAACTATCAGTTTTTGGTTATGGGTGCCATGGGCCTTGAAATCCGAGCCGATATCAATGGCCGTACTGGCGTGTTTTACTCGGTTGTGGTTAACGCCTAATCATGATGGGAGCGGTATAAAACCCGCTCCCTATCACTTGGAGAATTGGCATGAAGATCAAGATCACAAAGCCGGGTATCTACGGCAATAGCGGTGAGATCAAGGTGGGGACGATTTTTACCGTTTCTGCTGAACCCAAGGGGTGGTATGGCCGTTATGAAATTGTTGAAGATGACCGCCAAATGGTTGTTAACCCAAAAATGGTTGATCCTGTTGAAGGTTACAAGCCAGACGAGCTAACCAAACTCCGCGCAGATTACAAAGAATTGACCGGTAAGAAGCCTGACGGACGGTGGAGCGCAGAGCGTCTTGAACAGGCTATTGCGGAGGCGGAATGATGGCGGACATCGGCTGCGTCTGTAGGCGTGACTTTTGTTTATTACGTCAAAAATATTTAATGTGAGGTGACGACATGGCTACTGTAGCAAAAACCCTTGTATCTAGCGTAACCGGCGACGTGGTTGTTACCGAAACCACATTGACAGCCACAAACGATTTCACTTTCACCCAGCGGTCCGGTCAGATCTTGGTTTTGCGCAATGATACTGCGTCTCCGATTGAATGCACCATTGATGGTGATGGCGGATCAACCGTGGCGGTTCCGGGGGTTGGTAGCGTTGATGTGTCTGGCGGTTTTGTTTTTACCGTCGCCGCTGGTGTCGTTAAGGCGATCAACCTTGACACAATTTACCGTTACCTGAACGGGACCATCTCGATTGATGGCGAGGATCTGACCGCCTACATTTTGGAGTGATCCGGCATGGCGATTGAAGCCAGATACCTAAACATTCCATCCAATCGAGGGAATGGCAAAGATCACGCTGGGGCCTTTGATTACGTTCCCGATCGCGACAAGCCTCTAGGTATGCGATTTTTCTGCCCGTGCGGTTGCGGAGAGGAAAGTTTCATGCCCTTCACTACCAGTGGGTCACCAAATCCTGTTTGGAAATGGGATGGCAATAAAGAAAATCCGACTTTAACGCCATCAGTTCACAACACCGGGATGCCCTGCAAATGGCATGGTTTTCTGCGTAACGGAAAATGGGAGGAATGCTGATGTATGGGACAATCGTAGACTGGCGGGCATATGCCCTAGAGCGTGGTGATAGTGCGCCAAGGGATGCATCAGATGACGATGCATCTGCGGCACTTGTCCGTGCATCCGATTACATCAGATACACCTATGTCGAGCGGTTCCGATCTGGCTGTGTCATGCCAGATGAAACGATTGAACAGGCCACTTACGATGCGGCAAATCTTGAGCTGGCAACGCCGGGCTTTTGGTCCACCACATTTAGCAATGACCAAGCCAAAGTGTTAACCGGGGTGGATACTATCCGGTGGACCCCGATCACAATGGGCAGCAAGACGGACACGGGGCGGGCAGCAGATGCCGTCCGGCCAGTAAGCACCAAGATTGACGCGATGCTATCCAAGTGCATGCCGTCTGTTCGCGTTGGCGTTGGATTGCGCACTCTTAATGCACAAAGGTGCTAGATGTCAGGTATTGACATTGCCAAACAGGTAGCAGAGGGATTACGCCAAGCTGGGGCAGAGGTTGGGACAGGTAGCGCCAATATCGCCACGTTAATGAGGCCAGCACCACAGCCTGAAAATCCGTGGGATCCACCGGCAGGCGAACCAACACCAATCGAACTTGCGGTAATCGTTGGATCGTTCGACAAGCGGCTTATTGATGGCGAAAACATCCGCGCAAGTGATTTGCGTGTGCTGGTCGAAAGCGTTGGCACCGTTCCAGAAACATCAGATCGTATCGTGATTTCATCGACAGAATACGCTATACTCGCAGTTAATAAAACAAGCCCCGGCGGGGTTGATATTCTTTATGAATTGCAGTGCAGGAAATAATGGCAATCAAGCGTCAACAGCAAATCATTTACGACAGGCTTCTTGCGGAATATTCCCCGCAGATGGCTAAGGCGTTTATGGCTGCAATGACCGACGCAAAGACTGCAATCAATCTCAAAGACCTGATCGCACTTATTGAGGTGGGCGATGCGTTTGGCGTTGTAGATGCTCTTAATATTGACGATCGAACGCTTTTCCCGATGACGGAGGCTCTGCGCGGATCGTATGTCGCTGGCGGGCAAAGCGCTTCAACAATTATCGGACGCGGTACATTTGGGTTTAGCGGAAACACCCCAAGAGCTACACAATGGATACGTGAGAAATCCAGTGAGATGATCACGCAGATTAGCGACGACACTTTGCCGCTTGTGCAGGAAGTGATTTCAAATGGCCGTGAATTGAGCCAGAGCCCACGCAAAACAGCTATGGAATTAATTGGCCCGCGCAATCCAAATACAGGGCGAAGGACGCAAGGGCTTATCGGACTTAATAAGCCGCAAGCAGACGCAGTTATGAATGCAAAAAGGGAATTGAGGAATTTAGACCCCTCGTATTTTCAGAAGGCTTTGCGCGACAAGCGATTTGATCGCACGATTGCAAAGGCTATCAGAGATGAAAAGCCATTAACCGAAACACAGATTGACCAGATTACAAATCGATATAGCGAACGCCAAATACAATATCGGGCCGAGGGTATTGCGCGCCTTGAAACCAATGCAGGATTAGCCGCAGGTCAAGACGAGGGCATGACCCAGCTAATAGACGCGGGGCAGGTGGACGGAGTAAATAAGGTCTGGAACTGGAATAGGGGCAGCCAAAAGAAAGCCCGCGAACAGCATCAGGCGATATCAGGAACGCGCATACCTATCAGTGAGGATTTTGTATTACCCGATGGTACGCACATGAAACACCCGCATGACCCAAGGGGCGGACCTGAAGAAAATTGGGGATGCCGATGCACCGCATTTTATGAACCCGTGATCGAGGTTTAGAATGGCTAGAACGTTTAGGTCACAAGTTGACAGAATGGTGGTAAACACTGAGCGAAAAATGCGCAAGGTGGTTATTGATAGCCTCACAGACGTTTGTCGTGAAGCGCAAAACAGTGCGCAAGGCAAAAGTGCTGGGGGTACGCTAATCGAAGGCCGCATACCTGTTGTTAAATCAGACCTGATTAATAGCTTTACCAGCGAGGTTGGGGGCCTAAAAACAAAAGGTCAGGCATCATACGCTGTAGCACTTGCGGGGTTTGATATTGGCGAAACTGCAACATTTTCATGGGATGTAAGTTATGCCGCTCGTGTCAATTACGGATTTACCGGGACCGATAGCGATGGCCGGACTTACAACCAATCAGGATGGTTTTTCATGACGAGGGCGGTTGAAAAATGGCCCGAGTTTGTGAATAAAAATGTCGCTAGGGTACGCGGGTTATGATGACACCAAGCGAAATCGAAACGGCTATAGGTCAGCATCTACGCGATGGGTTACCGGGCCGCACGATTGTTTGGCCCAATCAGGACGCGGACCCAGACCGGCCTTTTGTTGTTTTTGATCACATCCCGGTATCGCGCACGGATGAAACATGGTCAGGCGGGGACATTATCACCCGTGGATCTGTGATGATTACAGTTGTGATTGAGCGCAATAAATTCACGACACCAGCAAATATCATTGCAAACGATGTTTTTAGTTTGTTCCCGTATCCAACATCCATTATAACTGATAATGGGTTAATAATTATCAACAAGCCGCCAGAACTTGAAACCGGTTATCGCGATGGGGCTGATTGGCGGCTACCCATCCGCGTAGACTATCAGACCAAGGAGTAGTAAATGTCTGGTTCAAATATTGGCGCAAAACTTTACGTAGCCGTTGACGGGAGCGGAGATATCCTACCGCAAAATTCGTCGCTTAATCAGGCCGCATATGAGGCATTGACTTGGCTTCAAGTTGGTAAGGTATCAAACCACGGAGAAACCGGCACCACGACAAATGTGCTGACTGATCCGACGTGGGACGAGGACGTAGAGCAGCAGTTTGCTGGCACATCAAATGCTGGGTCCCCCGAAGTCGAGGTTCGTCGTGTGGGTTCTGACCCCGGCCAAATCCAGATGCGTATTGGCGCGGAGCTATCAAACCGCGTAAACAACTATGCATTTAAAATTGAGCGCCTTAGCGGGGAATGCCGGTATAACCGTGGTATCATTCTTGGGTCGCGTGTAGTTAACGGCGAAGTTGAAGGACTTGACCACGAGATTTATCAGCTTGGCCTTAACCAAGTGCAGATTATTGTCGAAGCAGCTTAAAGGTAGAAATTCATGGAACTCGGTCTTAAATCAAAGCACTTTGAGTTTGAACTAAAAGCCCCCGTCACTAAAAAGCCGACTGGCGTGCATATCGAACTTTACGCGCCGGATGATCCTAAAGTGATGGATTGCCAGCGCCGTATCCTTGACGGTACCTTGAAGCGCAGTCAGAGCAAAGAAGACCGCACCTATCAGGACGCCAAAGACGAGAGTGACGAGATGATTTTCTCGCGCATTGCATCTTGGCGATGGGAAGAGGACAAAGATCGCGGAGTTACCCAGCCCAAACTTAATGGTAATCCGGCTCCAGAACTTAACCTGCAAAACGTTAAAACGTTGTTCGGTTTTGTTGACGGTCATTACCGCAAACAGATTGACGACAAGGCGGCAGACATTGCAAATTTTTTCGGAGCCTAACCCGTGACCTCGTGAATGCCGTGGAGATTAGGATTAAATATGATACGCCTGATTTCCACGGATACACCCAACGCAGGATAGCCGAGCTAATAGACTTTTACGGTACTCCGCAGGTCGTTATACCAGAATATGGTGAATACCTTTGGAATTGGTTCTGGGATATCGTTTCGCCCGCGTCATATATAAGGGACGGCGAGGCTTTAACATTAACTCATAATGAGTTAAGATGCTGGCAGCAAAACATGGGATTAAAAG